CCCGCGCGATCACCTGCGTATTAGACAGAGGCAGGAGACTCCTTACGTTATTGATAAAGGTGGGCTTTTTGGTAGGCATCGCAGTGTTAAAGCCTATTACACAACTGTTATGCATATTACTTTGATTTTGTTTTTGTAGTAGGACGCTTGCTTGTTGTATGCTTTGAGATTGTCTCTTTATCCGGTAAATCAATAGGCTTTATGCCAATGCTATTGATCTTACGCTGTAGTACAATCTCTTCTCCACGATTAAGAATGTGAACAACACGAGCGATACCGCATCCCATGAGCTTACCGATCTCTTTGTAAGTCAACCCATCCTGTCGATACTCGTAAGCGCGTTCGCAGTCGTACCGTCCCAACCAACTGGAGACATCTTCCTCGCTGTCTGATTCAATCTGAGCAGGATAACTCATCCAACCCTTAGCCACAGCGTTCTTGAAGATGTCTGGAGCTTGACGCAGTAGTGTTAGCTTTTCTTGCGAGACCAGCAGATCCTCGCTGTTAATCTCTCCGTCTTGCACTTTCCTGCACAGATACTTTTGTTGTCCTCCCATAAATCAATCTTGTTCCTCTAGTTGTTCAATACGATTGTATAAATCAATACACAGTGAGCTTGTTTTGCGTAACTCTCTCTAGGTCTTTTGCAAATTGAAACACTAACACTAGTAACAGAAGGTCATACACAGATCGAAGCTTTTCAATCTGTGCATCACACAATGGCGTTTCAAGGAGTGTTGAATCTTCTGCGTCTTCATGGCTTGTCATGGCTCAAAATGGTTTGTTGTAAATCAGAACGGGACGTCATCTTCGGGTCCAAGAGGATCAGTAGCTGAAACCTTCTTCTGCTGCGGTTGGGGTCGTTGGTCTAAGTCCGAGTAGTTACCGAGGATGGCTCCCTTCTTACCTTCTTGTCTGGCTTGCTTAGATACAGACTGAACGATCATTCCATCGTTACCGTACTGGTCTCTTCCAGACTTGTTTGGGATAAGCGCAATATCCAAATACGTTCCAGCTTTGCCTTTGAATAGGAATGCTTTGTCGATCTTCGTAACGTCTATCTTGCCGGTTTGCATGGTGTTTGTGGGTGTTTCTTGCTGTCGTTGGTGAGTTTATAGGAACTGTTTACCGTGTCAACCCATCGTTCGGATTAAGTATCTACTCCGGAGTCTGAGAATCGGCAGAACTGACCGTCGTACCAGAGTTTTACTAGTCCGCATTCACCGTCACGTTGCTTGGCAATGGCAATGACTGCTTCGCCGGAAGGTTGTGTGCGGTCTCGGTTGAGAAGCATCACCAAGTCTGCATCTCGTTCAATCTGTCCTGACTCTCCAATGTCCGTCAGCTTTGGTGGACGACCTTTGTCCTTTTCGTTCTCGCGGTTCAACTGAGCCAGAGCGACAATTGCTGTCTTGGTGTCAACTGCGATTGCCTTAAGCTTACCGCTAACCTCAGCGATCTCATAGGTCTTCTTCTCTGCTGATTTGCTCCCGTGGATCTTTTGGAGGTAGTCGATGAGAACCAGTTTGATTCCCCACTTACGGACTGATCGACGGATTATTGCTGTGAGTGACGCAATGTTGGATGCAGATGAACCAGACACAAAATGCAACGGACTGCTTGAGATCTTAGCTGAAGCCATTCCCATGGACTTGAATGATCCCTCAGTCATCTCTCCAGTTCGGATATCCTGCATTGGGACTGATCCAACATTAGCAACCAATCGTCTGACAATTGATTCATCAGACATCTCTAGTGATACAAAAAGAGTCGGGACCTTACCGCGAATGGTTGCTGCTTCTGTAATAGCAATAGCCATTGCTGTTTTACCAATCGAAGGTCTGGCAGCTAGAATCGCAAGCTCTCCAAGCTGGAAACCGTCTGTCATTTTGTCTAGCCAATGAAAGCCAGAAGTGATGCCACTTAGTTGTCCCTTTCGATTGAAACGCTCTTGGGTTGCGTCAATGAACCGAGTCACAACGGACTTGGAGGTTTGAATTGCTTCTTTGGATAGCTCAACGCTGAGTCCAGATTCGGCATTAGCGACGATTTGATCGACGGATAGGGTGGAGACAGCGGATTCGCGTATCAGGCGGTCTCCAGCGTCTCTCAGCTTACGTCGATGGTGAGCCTCCAATACGCTCTTTGCGAATGTTGGGTAGCTTGCAGGCGAGGGACAGAGTTCGTCGCAGCGATTCCAGATTTCAAATGGGACTGGATCGGCTGGATGGACTCGCTTCCATTCACGCATCAACTCCGGTAGTGATACTTGCTTTGATTGTGATACGATTCCCTTAATGAGTTCGTATGTCGGTTGAAGCTGGAAGTGCTGGATTGCTTCTGTTGGAACTTCAGCGAATGCATCAAAGCAAACGTCATTCCCTCCGTTGATGCATGATCCAAGAAGAGCAAACTCATCTTCCTCTGCGTAGAAGGTATCGCTCATAGGTAGTTGCGAATGTCGTCGTCGAGCTTGAACGATGCTTTGGATTGAATCGGGAGTGATTGCTGCTGGTTGTTCTTAGGGAATATCCCTTTCCATCCAGAAGCGATTGAGTTCTCAACAGCAGATGGGAACTCGGCAGGGGAAAACTCGTTGGACCACTTAGTGAGTGATGCTGTGAGTCCAGTCTTCTTGTAACCCTCTTTGCGCTCCGATTTGTACTGAAGCCAAAGCTTGACGGCTTGGACACAGCTATCGGTTCGCAAGCTCTCCGGTAGCTCAACTCCGAAGCCAACATCCCACGGCGACTTCGGAGCCGTTGTATCTTTCTTATTAGGAGAAGGAGACGGAGACGGAGAGCATGCATTTGGCATATCCGCTGGCAATGCGGTGGCATTGCCAAGCCATCGCTTATTGGCGTTATCTGTCTGCTTTTTGCGGTATTGAACCTGTTTTTCCCTTTCGGTCTCCAATCTTTGATTTTTGTAGTTACCCTCCGCATCAATCTGGAACTTGCTTTGGCATATGCGTTGGGAATGCGGTGGCATACCCATGCAGACTCTTTGAAAGTCGTTTTCGGTTAGTGCCTCTTTAGACCATTGGATGCAGAGAAGAGCGATATAAGCTCCTCTCTCCTCGTTGGTCATTGTGATGGTTCCAGCTAAAAAGTCATCAGCGTAGAACTGAAACGCTGGTGCCTTACGGGTCTTCTTGTCTTCGTTCATGTATCAAACAGAAACCCCATCCAGTCTGTGGTAGGAACTCCCGCACAAGCGACGGGACGTACACAGAAAGGATGGGGATAAATTGGTTGAACATGGCTTGTGTTATGGTTTGCCAACGCTCGCTTCCTACGGCTTGCGTTGACCAATTACTTCTAGCTGTCGATCTTCGGTTCGTCCAGCTTGAACTTCTCAAAAAATTCAACCTTCGGTCTGACGTAGTAATACTCATCCCGCTTGTAGATCACGCAGAGCCGCTTTGTCTCCGCAATCCGAAGTTGAGCCTCTGAGATCCACGTTACAACGAGATCTGGGTTGATTTTGGATCTGTAGATCATTGGGTTTGTCGGTAGTGAATCGTTGGATAAGCTCCACGGTTTCCTGTAATGACTCGAAACTTCCTGCTTTCCATCTCTCCGATGCGGACTGATTGGGACAGAATGATTCCAGCAGCGTTTGGTGAAATGTTCCAGATTTGCGACCACTGTAAGCTGGTCTTCCAGCCGTCTGGAACCTCTTCGGGTTGATTTGCTATAGCCAGCCTAAGCTTCTTCAAAAGCTCGGCAGAGTCCAATTCTGTTCGTTCTGAGGCCATTGGTGTAGATAAAGTTGCGCTGAATCTTCGGTGTATTCCCCAAACACAATCCCGTGGGACCATGCTAGGGTTGATCGTCGTTTGCTCGCGTAATCCATCGCTGGAATGTCTGCAAGCGTTCCAACACAAAAGCCAATCGGATTTGATTGAGTGCGACCAGTCGCTTGACCTGCTCTGTGAGCATGAGCCACAACACAGTTACCAAATGTTTCGGCTGAATCACGGATAAAGTTTTCACCATACAAGACACCGTGTCCCCACTTAAATCCGCCCAACCGATAGAACGACCTATCAAGACAATCGTTGTATTTGATAAATGTATGACAGTGTTTCTCAATTGGTTTTAGCATTCGTTCCCATACCGCTTCAGCAAAACCTCTTACAACAGCGTTATGATGGTTGAGATATTTCTTCGCTCGCTCATCATGGTTTCCCATGGTGAACACCGTGGGACGCAACTCATTAAGAAACTTTGCTCCCTCTTGGACATCATCAAGATAGTCATCGGCTTGATCCGAGTCGTTCGGGTCTCGGAGTGAACCAGACCGCAATGCGGCAAGATCGTAAGCGTCTCCGAGGTGGATTACTTCGTGAGGTTTGAACTTCTCTCGGAACAAAAGCACCGCAGCGAGTGCATCTTGATTGGCTCGGTTTCCATGACTGCAACCAATCGCCATGACTCTGCGTTGTTGCTGTGTGATGTTCACAATCGGCAATAATCATAGAATTAAAGCTTAATCAAGACACACTCGCGTTGAT